ATGTTTTTCCTTCCTTAAAACATAAAAATCCTTGTATATGAGGAGTTCCTTCTTCTCCCACCTCGTTTCCGTATCCACCAAATACTATTCCATGCATCAAACCTTCCATACATATTTGAACATTGTTCTTTTCCTCATCTGTAGGATTATTCAAAGTAAAAACAACACGACGGCAACGTGCATTCGGTATAGCCATACTGGCAGGGTCCTTTTACTTAAAGCAAAATAATACGTAATAACTAAATTTAAAAATTTTTTATTGAAAATTATTTATATTAGCAATTTTTCATTATCTACGAATAGCTAAACGCCGCATCTTATTGTATAAACGACTTTTATAATTCCTATTTTTATAAACAGATCCAGCAATTCTACTTGCAGCTATGTCTCTACGAACAACAGGCAATTGTGAATGAGCAACAAAATTTGCTTTAAAACTAGGAGAAACACCATAACGTTCAGAACGACTTAAAAGATTACTCCAATACGTTTGACGCCTTCGACGAAAAGGACCTACCTTCGGATATTTATCCCAAGGGGATCGAGCCAAAACGCGTTCCATACGATCTACCCGTTCTGACAACAATGGTGGTCTAATTCGTCTGTTAACAGAATCAACATCAACAATACGTTTTGGAATTGACTTAGATCGAACCATTGTGTAAATTATGACAAAAGAAGGAAGAGGATTAGGAAGCGTGATTTCTCACGCACCCTAAGCCTCGTCCTTCTCCAGAAACAGCCAGGCGGGTACAAATGTGTGTAGTGGATTCGAACCAACGCGTGTACTTCCACGACTTACGTGTTCAAACCACTATGACACACATTTGTACGTCCAGTTATCTCTACAATTCGTGCACATATAATTAAATATAAAGCACAAATTAATAAAACTATAATAAATACTGTATAAACACAGAAGTGTCTACACAGAAGTGGACGGTAATAGTACGCGTCCACTTCGACATTCGCTTCGCTCATTCATAATTTCAACATGGATTACGATACATATCGAAAACTATTTTCACTTAATCAAGAAAAAAAAAAAATTATGAATATTATAAAGCAAGCGTCGCGTGCATTTATAGTTAGTATAGAACATGGATGGCCAGTAGCTAATTTAGAACAAGTCATTGAAAACAATTGGTTGTTATATTATTATATTTTAGACGAAATAGCTAGTTTAACTAATTAGATCTCTCTTAATACGGTAGATACTACTTATTACTAGCTATATAACCTTGCAAAGCAATTATTAACAAACCTAATGCAGTCAACCATAAATGATGCATTTGAATCTCAAATTGTTTCTTTTCATCAATAATATCGCCTTCCTTCATACTTTAAATTATGCAAGCTTTGTTAATTGAAAACGGTTTCGTAACGTCTGACCACCAGCATTGTCATTTTGTGGTGGAGTAGTGTAACTAAACGGTTGCAAATATAACCTAATAGTAGAAGAAGGAACAGCATTTATAAAAACAAAACTCATATTCATATCCTTCCATTGAACGCCTGAAATATTAAAACTTTCATAAATAGAATGAATAACAGTTTCATTATTATAAACCCTCATAGCCATTTGACCTGGAGCATCAAATCTAACAGTAACATTCGCAGTAATAAGATATGTTCCCACATCGCAAAAATTAACCTGTGCAATACTAGTTAAAATAGTAATTGCCGACAACGACGTCACAGTAGCACTAGCAGTAGCACCAATAATATTTGTTTTCAGTTGTAAAGCTGTAATAGCACTACTATTAGCAGCAATACTTGAAATCATACTATTCATTGTAGATTGCAATGAATTAAATGTCTCCGCATTACCGTCTAACCTAGTAAAATAATTAGAGCAATTCTGAATTTAATTATGCAATAAAATTACCTAAACGAGTATTATCTGTCATATTTAAATAAATAGGGGCAGCATTCTTCTTACTTTCAGCAAAGCTGTTAGTATACTCAATTATTTCCAACTGCCACGATGAAACAGTGGTTTGAGAACCAGCAGTAGTGACAAAGTCATTGACTTTAATAGTCACTTGATTGTCTAAAACACCAGTAGCACTTTTAACTTTGATATGACCCATACAAACAAATTGATTTCCATTTGCACAATGAATAAAACTTCCTGGATTGTCTGGTTGATCACTAATTGAAGGTGTTGCTGCAAGATCAACAGAATTTTGATGTCTAGAAGCATACAAATCTTTAACAAGCTCAATATTATCGTTGCTACTTTGAACAGCGAATGTAGCAGTTATAGTACTCAAATTAGTTCCTTCAATTAACAATCTGCACTCAAAAGTACCACTAATCTCAGGTTTGAAAACAAATGTAAATTCTCCGTTACCAATAGCAGCAGTAACTGGTGAACCTGAAGTAATAACACCAGTTTGTTTTTTCTTCACTAAACTGCAGCCAAGATTGTTCTGTTGTGCTTTGCAAATACCACCAGAACCAGTGGTAAATTGACAAGTTGGAATAAAAGCTGTCTCAACAGTGCTAAAAGTCTTATCACCATTACAAATAAATAAATCCCTCTGTTGGTTATTTAAACGTAGTGCACCTGCCTTACGTTTACGCAATTCAACAGTATAATGAATCCATAACTCATATACCTGTTGATTGCTAAATGCAGATGGAATATTATTAGTAGCAATAGTCAAAGACCCAAGATCATAATCATCGGCACTTCGTTGAAAAGGTACTGGACCAGTTCTAACAAAAAATTTAGTCTTGTTTGTTTTATCTGGATCACACTCAGCACCACACCTAATTAGATCAACAATACGACCAGAAACAGACCCATGAGCTTGCATTACGTCTTCCTTATTTTCATAAGGATCAGTATTAGGATCATAATTGAAAACAAGCATAGCTGTTCCAGTCTGTCCATTGTTAACATTGCTTTCAGATATGACAGGTCTTAATTCATATACCAATTGTTGAATTGTATATTCAGTATAATTACCAGCAATCTGAGACAAATTAGGAGCAAACGCAGGAATTCCTGGATTTACAGGAACTAATTCCTGGCTAAAAGATGAAGATACACCAGTTATAGTTGGAGCAAATACGTCTTTAACGAACTCACAATCAGTAATTACTAATGTATCAGTTTCGTCATTTGCAGCAACCATCTTAGGAGCTTGTCTTCCACCTGCAATCAACGAATTCGAGTTCATACCATCCATATTACTGGCGTATCCACCCTGTCCGCCATATCGGCCCATACCAAAATACTTCTTAGCTGCTCCAATTAAAGAGCTAGGAATAGCACTTCCAATTTGTCCTGCAGCGCTAATAATATTTGGAATACCCTTTTTCAAAAAACGGTCACCAACTGATTCAAAATCACCAAAAGAATACGCTCCACGGCCTCTAATACGCTTACGCCTATAATCTACAGATGGGACATAATCCCTTAATGCTTCAGATTGAGCAAATTTCTTTGCTCTAGCAAGAGTCCAGGCAGCGTTCTCCTTTTTCATTTCGTCATCTACGTACCTTGCAATCATGGCTGCACCAGATGACACACGACTACCGCCGTAAGCGCGTCGTGTTGTTGATTTTCTTCTTGCTGGCATTCCTTGAAATAATGACGTCCCATCAATAGCCATTGGTTCATTTCCTTTACTAAGATCAACGTAACCAATAGATGGACCAGCATAGCTAGGATTAAAAGGAATTTCAGTATCAACATCATACACACGTTTCATGTTAAATTATGACTAGCGCCTGTTTCACAACAGTTGCATTTATTTTGCTATCTATATATCTAAAGGGTTTGCAAAGTGATGTACTTCATCAATACGACGAGTTAACTGACCTAATTCTTCCTCAGTCCGACCATCCCAAGTTTCCGATGGATTTTTCGGCGTAGTAATAATTATCAATCCAGAGTTGAATTGTGTCGTTGCACCCTTCATTTCTACTGTCATCGGATAACGATCCAGTAAACGGAGGAGTTGTGCAAACGTAGAGAAATCCCGCCTGTAATCGTCGATAACTACAACTTCTTGTTGCTCGTATCCATCCCACCACCGGTTCAATGGGTCCTTCACATAATATGAACTCGCGGCATACGCCGTTTCGAACGCAAGCTTCGATTTCCCTGTGCCCGTTGGCCCCCAATACCACAACACCCGCGTTTTGGCACTCCTCGGCTGCACTTGCAAAGCAATAAGCCGCTCGATACCCTTGTTGAATTTAATAAATTGAGAACAACAAACAACAGCTACTTCACGTAAACGCTTACCGGCTTTCACCATCTCAACGACCTCCTCGAGATCGTTCCTCTTGCCTTGCGTAGGTTTCACACCATATTGCACGTAGTCACCATCCTTGCTACAATATGTGATACTATCATCAATTGTACCACGCATGTTTTCAAAATGACAACGAGCAAATCCAGGCAATGCGTGAATAGCATTAAATGTTTTTCCTTCCTTAAAACATAAAAATCCTTGTATATGAGGAGTTCCTTCTTCTCCCACCTCGTTTCCGTATCCACCAAATACTATTCCATGCATCAAACCTTCCATACATATTTGAAC